CGGTCGTTTGCTGACCAACTGCCGGCTTGACATTGACGCCGTTCGACTTGATGGCGCCGCCGGTCTCGATCTGCAGCGTACCGCCGATATGCGTCACGGCCCCGCCCTGGTCGATATAGTTCGGCACGTTCGCCTGTGCCCAAGCCTGCATGTCCAGGCCGCACAGAACCGCCAGTGCGGTCAGTGCCACAAGCGTGGCCGCCGCCATGGAATACTTTTTCAGCATGATCGTTTCTCCTTCGCGGCAGAGGCCGCGCACATCCTCGGAAAGATGAGGCGACGGCCCTGCGCGGGCCGTCGCTTACGTTCCGCTTACGCGGGCGGATTGACAGTCGGGGCGAGCAGCGGCTTGGTCACCCAGACACCGGCAACAAAGGCATTGCCGGTATTGTTGGACGGCGTGATCGTGACGCGCTTGTAGCGCTTGCCGCCCATGATGAAGCCGAGCTTGAAGCAAGAATTGTCATTCGCGAAGGTGAAACTCGCGAGCGCGAGCGTCCCCAAAAGGTTGCTCGCGTCGACCGACGTGGCATCCGAAAGGTTAGCGGCGTCGCCCTCGTCTGCGGTCACCGCGAATGTGGCGTCCGCATCCGCAAGCGACCCCGTGAGGATCGCGAACTCGGCAGAACCAAGGCCCTGCGTGTCCAGAATTTGTGACACGAAGGCCGTATTATCGGTCGCGGCCGCGGCAGGATTGATGCCGGGCTTGAGGTTGATGTTGTCGTGAAGTTCGCGCATGGCGAAACGATCTCCATGGAATTGAGGGTGAAAGGGATCATGCGCGGCACCTTCAGGTGCCGCGCTGCATTGCTCTCTGCTCGTAACTTAGGTCGCGAGCAACTTGATCGCTTCGAAGTTGGTCACGTCGCCGCCGACGCGCTTGCGCGAGTAGAACTGCACAAACGGTTTGGCGCTGTAGGGATCGCGCAGCGTCGATATACCGAGACGATCGACGATGGTGTAGCCCATCTTGAAGTTGCCGAATGCGATCGGCAGCGCCGAGCCGGTGATCGCCGGCATGTCGGCCGCCTGGCGCACGTCATAGCCCAAGAGAACGCTGGGCTTTCCGGCTTGCGCGTTGGGCTGCCAGATATATTGCCCGACGCCGTCCTTGAGCAGCATGACCTTGCCGACGGTCGCGCGCTGCATCAGCCAGATGGCGCCGTTGAGGTAATATTCCTTCAGCGTCGTCATCAGATTGATGAGATCGTCGAAGGCGACCTGACCGCCTGTCCCGGCCGCCACCTGCTGGATGACGCCGGAACCACCGGCGACATACGTGCCTGCGGCATAAGTCAAGAAGCCACGCGGGCGCTTGACACCATTGCCGGCCACGAAGGCGGTCGCCTCGTCACGGCCGAACTTGTCGCCGGTCTTGCGCCCGAGCCAGCCCGCGACATCGAACGCGCTGTCCTCGAGCAGCTTCTGCGTGATCTTCGGCAGAGCATAGAGTTCCTGCACCGGGATCCGCTGCACGCCGACTTTCGGCGTGCCGGTTTCCGAACGCGTGTCCTCTTCGCCGACCCAACCGGAAGAGGTCTGATCGTCGTCGCGCGGATATTCGATCGCATCCGACGAGATCGTCTCGATATTGGCGATCGCGCGCATCGGCGAAGTTTCGAAGATCACACCGGTGATGATGTCGCCGATCGCCGGAGTGACGAAATAGCCGCCGTCCGGATCGGAGCCGACCGACATCGCCTTCATGTCGACGCCCTGACCTTCCTTGTCACGACGTAGATACATCGGCAGCGCCGTCGAATACGCCTTAAAGCCCGCAACGTCGATTTTTTCGTCGGTAAACTCGATCCCGACCTTGAGTTCGCCCCGCGATGCGAGATTGATTCGGGTGAACTCGCGAGCATGCTTGAGCTCGACGTCGATGTCGCCGCCACCGGCAAGCCGGCTGCGGTTGAGCTTCTTCTCGAAATCATCGAGGCGGCCGGTCGTTCCCTTGATCGCCTTGTCGATGATCTCGTCGACCTTCTTCTGGATCGCGGCGTCCTTCTCGGAGACGCTCTTCGTCAGGGCTTCGATCTGGGCCTTGATCTCGGGCTGCGAGGCAGCCGTCTTGGCCTCTTCGGCGAGCTTGCGAACCGCATCGAGATCGCGCTTCATGGATTCCTTCAAACCCTTGACGTCATCGCCAAAGGACTTGATCTCACGCTGGATCTCTTCCAGCACGTCATCGGGCATAGCGGACTCCTGAAATTTATGAGGTGAAGGCTGCGCGCGCCGAGCGGATCTGCTCGAGCACGTCGTCTACGCCGCATCCGCCAGCGTCCCGCGTGGCCAGAAGGGTTTTGAATCCCTGGTTGATCACAACCAGGGCTTCCGACCGGCTGAGCCCAGCGTCCCGCGTGAGCAGCCGTTCGAATTCACGTTCGGTCATCTTGACCGCGCCCGTGCGCGCCAGTTCGTTCATCGGGAACGTCACCAGCGACACTTCAGGCAAACTCTTGATCGTCTTGATGGTGCGCCGCGGCTCGTTCGGCTTGGTGCCGCGCGTGACACCAGCGGAATCTACGGAGTAGCCGATCGACTGGCCGTCGAGCGCACCCTCTTTCATGGCACCGTAGATATTCTTGCCGCGCTCGGTATCGAGATTGATGACACGGCCCTTCGATTGAAGGCCATGTGTGTCTTCCGACATGTCCTGCCAAACGCCGATCGGCAGGTCGGCCATCGGATCATTGCCGCCAAAGAGGCTCGCGCCCATGCTGCCGTGATTGAGCAGCATCTTCGGCATCGTGTTGTTGGCCTTGTGGCGCGCCAGCACGCTGGCGAAAGCGCCCGGCAGGATCTTATCGCCGCCGTCGTCCTCGTTGTTGTAGACCGAGGCATAGCCCTCGAACGTGCCAGGTGCGGCGCCTTCTCCGAGAAACTTATACTCGAAGGTGAACGATTTGCGCTCTGGCATGAACAGCGCCGACTTCGGCCGATCAATGACGTCGATCAGTGCGCCGGCTGCGTTCTCGATCGCCGTATCGCCCTGCTGGCCCGCGCGCTGCTTCGCCGCGATGAGCCCGGAGCGGTAAAGTTTACCGGCCTTGGCGAACGGATATTTGAACCGCGCCTTAGTCTTCTCGTTTGCCGAACGATCAAGGCCGAGATGCGCTTTGCCGTAGCTGTCCCAATCGTTGCCGTCTTTGCCGAGCAGCGCGTTGCCGTCGGCGGCCTCGAACGACCACGGTGCTGTCTTGTCGACGCGCCCGGCGGCGATCAGCGAGTGTGCATAGCTCTCGCCCGCAAGATTGAGATCCGTCATCGCTCAGGCTCCTGGGATTTCGCCGCCAGGCGGTGGCACCTTGGCCACGCCAACTTGCGGAACACCATCGGGACCGATCGGGCCAGCATTGACCGGGGCGTAGAGGTGATTGCCGCCGTCGTGCTGGTCCATGTCGTCCCACGCGCGAACGTCGTTCGGCGTCGCCCATCCCGGATTTGCCGAGCCACCGAGCGCTGCCTTGTTGTATTCGGCGCGATCCTTCGCGGTCGCGCGCAGGAATTCGCCATCGATGAATTTGGTGTAGTAGCCCTGCTGCCGCTCTTCGCGCGTGAGAAGTTGCCTGTCGAAGGCCTTCTCAAAGCGGCGGTGCCATGGCCGGATCGTATGGGCGAGATGCATCGCCAACATCGTCTCGGCTGCGGCCCGCGCTGCGATATCTGCCGGGTAACCGATGACGATCGGCAACACGCCCATGCCGTGACAGATCTCTTCGACTTGGAAGCCGCGCAATTGAAGATGCTGACTGTCGAGCCCCTTCATATCGAAGGGAGTGAACTTCGCATCGTTGTCGAGCACCATCAGGCGCGACACGTTATCGAGACCGCTATAATAGCGCTTCACCCATGCCGCGAGACGGATCAACTCATTCTCTGGCAAATTCTTGTTGACCGACAGCACGCCGGCCGGCCGCGCACTGTGCAGATGAAGCATCGCGTGCGTCTGCTCGGTCGCGAGCGCCAGGCCGAGTGGCTCTTGCAGCAACTGCACGGCGTCGAGGCCCTTGAGGCCATCCCACGATAAGCCGCGGAGATGAAAAATCTCGTTGGCGGTAAATTCTTCCTGGGAGCCGTCGATCGCGGTGACGATGTAGTAGACCGAGAAATCCGGGCGCCGGCGGACCTGCACATGTGTCGGAACGATCGGAATCAGTTCGACGATCTGACCGTTGACATAATTTTTGAACGCGTAGGCATTGTTGGTGACCGCGCAGTGAACCGAGAGCGTCTCTTTGAATTGAAGAGCGTCCTGCCACTCGTTCGGCTCGGAATCCAGGAGTCCGTATACCGGATGGTCATAAGCTTCAGTCCGCTTTCCGGTGTTGCGATCCTTCTGATAGAGCTTCGTCGGGACCGTCG